GGCATCGTAATCGGATAACACTTGTGTAGCCGTAAGGTGTGTCGTATAGATGGACACATCCGATAGAAATGTCTGAAGAAAGTTTACCGGAGGCCAGCCTGCACTTCCTGACCCACAAGCAAATCGCCAGTATCCAGTGAGCGCGGTGCCGCCTGATAAGGCCATGGTCCGCTGCAACACTCCATCGACATACAATAGCATGTTGGTGCCATCGAGTGTAACAACAACATGATGTCCGTTACCGTCGTTGAATGTAGCTCCGGTGACTACGGATAGATTGATTGATCCGTTGTTGACTCCGACTTGTAACGTTCCGGTTGTATTGAGATAAATACCGAATGTTTGTGTGTCTCCGGTCGCTTGCCATATTTTGTATGTATTGAATGAGACGAGATATCCGCCGGCTGTGCTGCTCGACGCAAACCAGAATTCAATCGTGGCACTGTCGGGATTCAGCGAGGCTGATACATCCGTGGAGACATACCCGCCAAGCCCATCAAAATCCACTCCATATATGGCTGCACTTGAAATCGAATCGTCACCGGGGCCTGCCACACCAAACTCCAACTTTGGCGCGAAAGCGGCATAACCAAAACGACGCTGTAACACACCTTCTATGGGTGGCAACATATTATTCAGTATCGTAAAGCTATTGGGATTCTGGCTCGGTGGTTGAATAAAATCGTCCTGACCTGCTCCACCCCAACGAGCGCGGGTGTAGCGATATGGACCTTCAGCGATTGCAAGCGGCAGTGTAACGGCATCAGTCATTTAGGTTACCAATCACTATCGTTCCAATCCATGCGCTGCGAGTTAACGTAACTCGCGGGATCAGGTCGGATAAAATCTGTGGCCGGGAACAAATTCTTGTCCCAAATCATTTCTGTTAAACCACCACGATATGCGTTGGCAGACGCTTGCGCTTGATCTTCTTGGCCTAAGAACTTCCATGCCAATGACGAAACGCCAGCAACCACGATATCTTCATAGTCATCAGGAATCTGAAGAGTCTGACCGACTGTGGTAAGGGTAACACGATCTTGATAATATCGAAATTGAATGATATAGCCGCCCATCTGAGCAAGGGTATTGGCTGTGGGCACGCCAGCATGTATAGTCGTAAGTCCGCTGGTCGGCTCGGTCCAGTTAGTTCCCATGGCAACCGGCGACGTGTTCTGAAGTGTCTCCCCACCTTCAATGGGTCCAGCATACACGTTGTAGTGATTGTATAGCACTCCCGTTGAAGCCTGAGTATAGAGTAGATACGGGGTAACAACCGTAGCTAAATCATTCGCGGGCACCACAATCTCTGCGGAGATGGAACTACCGGTGCTCTCGCCCCCGGATGAATCTACGAACGTGATTCGAACGTAATAGGTTCTCAATAACAAAGAACCGCCCGTCCCACTCGTCAGTATCGGCGTAGAAGGTACGGGCTGGAAAGAATTTGAGTTATCTGCACCTGGATAGATGTGCAGGACAAACGGGTCGTTATGATTGTGCCAGAAAACGGCAGGCGTGCCAACGCGAGTGAGCCCAGACCGAAAGTTCAATCCCATCCCGATCGGCTGTGCGCCTTGCGAAGTAATTTTACGGTTGTTCGATATGTCTCGAACATCGTCTTTCTTGATTCGGTCTACATCGGTTAGTGCGAGGCCGGTATTGACCATGTGTGCTGGCGTTGAAGCCACGGCACCAAGCCAGTAATCAGTCTGGCCCTTAACCGTCATAAACGTCAAGGGCTCACTGCAAATGAAACTCCACCGAGAAAACCGCAACATCTGCTTTGAGATACGATCTACATAGTCAATTAGAATAGGTTGACCAGGGAGTGCGGCGGACGACAACTGCAATCGAACGTCTTGTGAAACCTTATCAATGATGTTCTGAACCGTACTCATGTCAAATCCACCTTAGCTCCCGTCACATTATGCTTTATCCGTGCTCGATACGGCCACAGTAGTCGGGGGAGTGGCTATCACGTTTGTCACATTGGTAACTTGGGGTTGATTCACTGAGCTAACCAGTTGGGCCTGTTTGAGCATCACATATGATTCCTTAATCGAGCCCGCTACCACCATACCTTGTATGGCCGCTACCATCAAAGAGAAGTTACCGTCTAACTTGCCCTTGAAAGCAAGTATGATTCCCACCACTGTGAACACCAACGCAAAGAATGTAGACCTCCCTTGGAACAGAGAGAACATCTGCCCAATAGGTCCATAGGGCATAAACGACTCAAGTTTACCTACAAGAGAAGTTGGTCTCCACATCTTAAAACCCAGCGAAGTGAGCCGATATGAATCCGACCACAAATCCAATACCGAACCACTTCAATTTGCCTTTGCGGGCGTCTGCCTTACATGCCTTTAGGTCTAACGCGCTCGCGGCCAATTGAGTCTTAGCCGTGAGATTGTCCGCCGTATGCGCACTTTGCTCCATGGTGAGAGCAAGGGCATCATTGGCTATCTCGGTCTGCTGAGTGGTGATAGTGCTGTTCGCATCAGCGAGATTAGAAGTAAGAACAGGGATGCTATCCAACGCTTGAACGGTTTCCACAGCGCCCTGATTTGAAACAACATATCCCGTAACTGTGGGTGTTGATGCATTTGCATCTTTGAGAAGCGCATTCCACTTCTGAGAAAGCGCAGAAGGGGCTAAGGTAGCATCGGATTTCTGAGTGACGACAAGGGTCTGCGTTCGGACCTGTGACGCACGGCTTAGCACGGATACTTCAGCCGCGAGTTGAGAATTTTGTTCGGTAAGTGCTGCGATTTGAGTCTGAACTTGCGTCTGATAAGTGCTATTTGTCGCAACAGCCTGCTGTGCTTTATAGTCAGATAGTGTTGCCCGAGCATCCGCTGCATCTGCGCGTTTGCTATCGTATAAATAGATTCCACCGAAGATTGCAAGTGCCAGCATCGTAAACAATACGATATGGCTGATTCCAAACGTGAATAACTTTTTAGCATCCGCTTCGACCTTCTGGATGTCCGTTTTAATGTCCGCTCCAAGAGTAGGTATGGTCATTACTCCCCCTTTTGACTACAAGTAAAAATTGGGTAGGATGGGTAGGAAGGGTAATAATATGATGGCATATACGGAACATAGGCCGGACCGATAACGGGATTGATTGTATCACTTCGGCCACAGTGTGGACAGTATCCACAATTAGGACACGGTATAGACGCCACTGGTGCCGGTGTTACTGGTGTTGTGTTACACCGTATGTTGTCGCCCGTAAAACCCATGATTGGTCCCTCCGTTTGATTACGCATTGTCACGGGCAATCCAGCCCTTTAAAAATACAGCATCTTGTGGGTGACTTATAACTATTGATTCGTGATACTGTATGGCTGATTGCTTGATAGCGGTTAGCAGGGACCCATTTGAGGTGGAGTTAATAGCATTCTCGGTATTCGGTCCATATAGACCATCCTGAACCGTGCTACATGCGCCCTGAGCGATCTTGATAGCATGGACCTTGCCGACGTTCACGCTTAGATCGAAAATCTTATTCGCCACAAGTTGATTGTTGATTCCGTCATACTGCCAAAAATTCACTCTATAGAAATCCAACACATTACCCTGTAGTCCAAGGTTCCTATCTAGACAGTAAGGAAAATTGATATCTGAACGCTCAATGTCCACATATCCCCATCCTGACCAAAGCGGCCAACTACGGCGGGAAATACCACGATAGGTTTCCCCGCCAGCATCGTTTACATTGTTACTGTAATCACCCTCAAAAATGAGGGTTGCTTGGACCGCCGGTTCAAACTGGGCCACGGTTACCTGTCAATTGAGGACATATCCGGGTTATACGAAACCGGTTTGCCCGTGCGTGCCATGATCTCTTGCATCTTTTTATCTTGAGTCGGACGTAGAATGCGCACGTCTCCATTATGACGCTGCTTCAACAGTCTCCGAATTTCTCCGGCAAGTTCCGGGTTGACGAAGTGCTTGCCCGGTCCATATGGTTCAAAGTTAACCTGAATGGAACCGAACGGTGAATCGAATAGATCGGTTTCTGGAATCTCAACATACTCCCACTTGCTCTTATCTTCAACTACTTTCACTGCGGGTGCCGTTGTAGGCGCGACTGCGGGACTGATTGGGTTAGCCATTTTATCTTCCTTGTGAGAATATGATTGGAAAGGGGTTAGTATTGTACCAACCCCTCACCATTTAAGTCGGTTCTTGTTGGTGAGGACAAATACCACCGTTCTTATATCGAGCGATATTACAATTGAAGCAAAGAGTTTGAAATCCATCTGGGAAGTCATTCTGCTTAAGCCAGCAATAGAAACCTATTCCTGAGCTTTTCCTGATCTTCTTTCGATGGGTATTTCCGTTGCCTTCAATGTGATCTATCGTCAAGAAAGCGATATTATCTTCACCACAGCAAGCGCACTTGTTTCCATAGTGCTCTATAACACACCGTTTCATCAGTCTACGATATTCCTTTGCATCCGCAATAAGTCGTTCTTTATTGCGTTGGTAATGAGAATTCATGTACTGTTGTTTTTCGGAACCGCTATAGACAGTTCCTTTGGGTAGTGTCATAAGTCACTGAAAACAAAGCACTTACTAGTTGTTTACGCTATTCTGACCAGCCGAGAGGCACGGCGTAATCCAGTTCTGGTTCGTGATAACGGTCTTGAACGCGAACTTGTAGCCGATCTTGCGGTTCTGTTGCAGAACGTCGGTCTGTCCACCAGGAGCGGCGGCATAGACTCGGAGATTCTGCAAATCGCTGATCTGATAGGCGTTCCGGCCAATCGCGAAGCTGTAATACAGCTTGTTGGCATAACCAGAAGTCGTCTGAAGCACAGGAGCGAAACCCGGAGCGTTTGTTTTTACAACGCGGAACCCGGTCAGTTCGTTGACTTCGCCGCGCCAAATCCGCTCGGGCTTGCCGAACTGGTTTGAAGCCTTGTAGTCAGGGTCTTGCAACAGAGCGGCGTTAACCTGAGGAGCCACAACGAGAACATAGTCCCCGTCATCGAACGGGCGTGCGCCCGAGTCCATCAAGTTAGCATGGAGTGCCGTCATATCGACGTATCCAAGTTTATCCGATGCTGTTTCGGTCGCGCTGGACAGTTTGCCGTTCGGACGATAGATCGTGCCCGAGGTAACTGACAACACGTTGAAGATTAGAATGTCATACGTTTCAGCCGCGTGCAGTCCGAGAACATACAATGCTCGCCCAACGACATCGTGCTTGGACGTGAGTTCCGCCAAGTCCGACAAGCGCAGGATGATACCATACTGTTCTGCCACAGCGGTGAACTGAGACATTTGGAGCCCAACCGCATCCGGCATAACGCCCTCGATCAACTGGGTCGGAGTGACGGAAGTCGTCAACTTCTCCAAACGGTTGAACTGGATCGTCTTGCTAGAGTTAGACGGAATCGGGTCCTTATCGCCAAATTGCAATCTGGCTCTCGAATTACTTCGAGGATTGGACTATCACTTCGCCAAGGGTAGTGGCGTCTTTTCGGTTAGTCTCTGCGGCTGTACAACGTAAATTGCGAAGGTCGGCGCGGCACTTACTCAATTCGAGATTAGCTTCCGGGAAGTATTGAAATCCCTTGTTTCGATTTGGGATGGATAACTTTACTTCCTGAAATTCAAGAGCAATCTTTAATTGCTCAGCTTTCTCGCCCAAGAGATAAGGCTGAATCGCTTGTAAAAACCTTACCGCAGGTTTGCCGGAAACTCTCCAGCGGAAGATAAATTTCGCTCCGCTGTATTTCGGTTTCTCTACATAGCTAGTTCCACCAAATCTAGTGTGGAACTTATCTATCCAGATTTTTTCGGTATTACCTACGGCCACATAAAGCGTTGGCAATTTTCCACCAGAGAGTGTTACACTTCCTTCTCCGGCAAAAAACCCCGCAAGGGTTGCCATTTCAATTTCGTTCACGTTACTTGCCTCTGGTTGTCCTGTGTAATTACAGGAGTTCCAAGATATTTAGAAAAGATTTAGACTCGACCAATATGTTAATCGAGAATGGTCACTAGAACGGCCACTTCGAGTAGCTTCGCGCTAAAATACGTTTGCTGATCGCTTGCCAGCGAGCCAGCGCCTCCGGGAGTGCCCGTGGTGCCAGTGATAACCGTAACGACATCATCACCAAGACCGAGGAACATCCCGACGAGGGATAGGAATTTATTCATAAAACACCTTGTACCTGTTGCTTAGAAGTCGAGTTTGGCACCCCGAGACTCGGCATCCGCGATGATTGCCCTGATGCCTTCAATAGTTTTCATATTGGGGCGGGCAGTCTGTGTGGCGGGTGACGGAGTTCCAGGTGTCATTGTCGGCCTAGGAGCCGCAAGTGGAATTTTTGGTTGAGCCGTGACATTTGCCTTGAGGAGATCCGGTAGTTGCGTGCCCTGGCTTGTCAGATAGGCTATCTTGTATAGCCCCGGCAAACGAGAGTGAAAGCGAAAATCGCCTTCAGCAGTGGCAATAGCTTGCTTCAACTCGGGATTTTGATCTAGAGCCTTCTGGTATGCCGGAGTGCCAATGACTGCTGGCGCATCTGGTATATCAGACTTGAGGGTATCAAGAGCCTGTTCGCGTGCCATTCGCGTGATGGCGGGAGCAATCGGTGCGAGGGTGTCCATCATGAACTTAGCCTGCACATCTCTGTATTGCTGCGGTCCAGCTTTGGCCGCTGCATACAAATCTGTGAGGTATCGTTGCGGGTCCTCGTAATAATTGTTCTGTTGTGCTACAGGTGCTTGTCCCACAGGTTGGCCTGAAATCGGGTCAATCCCGGTCGTAAGTGCATATCGCTGACGCAGTGTTTCTATCAGTTGATCCTTTTGGTTAATGCCCTCAATCGCTGCTTCTGGCGTCTTATACACTGAATGCGCGCCCGTTAAGTAGGGAGAGTCATTCGGAGTAGAGGCGGGGGCTGCCGGTTGAGCCGGTGCCGCAGGGGTTGTTCCCGGTGCTGCTTGCGGTTGTGCCGCAGGTGTTGCACTACTTCCGTCCGTTGGGAACAGCGAATCGAAGGTAGCATCGTCGAGAGGCGCAGGCGAATTATTCAATTGAATAACACCACCTGGCGCGATCTGGTCTATATTTGGGTCTGCCACGGGCATTTCTCCTTGTGGGATACTTTGGTTTTACTGCTGATCACTTGTGATGATCTAAGAAATGTTTATTCGCCAACTCTCTCAATTGCAGAGTTGATCTGGTCGAAGGCAAGTTTATCTTCCTCAGCAATGCTCAATTCAGGTGCGACTTCTGGAATGTGGGCGCGATTGACTTCCTGTTGAAGCCAATTCGTCCAATAGATACCAGCTTGAAGCACATCAACAGTTCGCAAGTCTGCATGGTGTTCAAAATCTAACTTGCTCTTTAACGCCGCGTTCTGATAGTTCAATTTGTTAACCAAAATCTGAAACGCGGGATTGGACGCGAGAGTCTGTAAGAGTTCGCGAGTTTCCTTGGAGCCCTTCAATTGCGGGCGCACCACAGGTAACTCTATGATCTGATACTTCACTTCAGGTTCAACACGGTTTGGCAACGGGAAAAACCGATCCAAAAAAGACATACTCCCTCCCAGGATGCTACTAGACTTGAGTTGATTGAATCTTCTGTAACTCTGCTCCGTGCTTCTGAACTTCAAACATATCCGTCAAGTTTGCGTCCATCGTCTTATCGGGATGCACATTGCCAAACTGATTGGCAACATGTTCAGCCGCGACATGGGGCGCTTTCGGGACAGCCATCTTCGGCGCATTGATATGCGGTGCGCGCGGGCTCTTGAACATCGGTAGACTTTTGTTCGCCATGTTATTTCCTTGCGGGGCCGGTCCGAGAATCCCTGCTGCTATCACCCATATCCGGTTGGCGAGCATAATCAACGCCAGCAGGTTCAGACTTGGTGCCGCCGCTTGGATCGAAACCCATAATTGAAGTCGGCCACTTGCAAACATCGTGCGACGGAACTTCAAAAGAATCACTTAGATTTTTCACATCATCTGCCATTTTCATACTCCTTATTCGTTGTTACCCGCCGTACCTAGAGAGTTGGCCGACATCGACTGAGCGAACCCACGGTCCTGATCTGCGGCGTCTCCGCCCGGAATCTGACCTTCAAATTGAGACTCTCGGGGGCGACCTTCGTCGTTGGGACCCATTTGAGGTGGGCCTGTTTCAACTGGGATGCCAGCTTGCTGCATCAGGAAGTCCTCAAGGTTCTTTTGGACTAAGTGAGCGTGATCGACTAGTGGATCCATCTTCACGTCATTCTTGGTTACGTTCTTGCGCTTGATTCCGTCTGCTAGCAACCTGCCTTCTGTATCGAGCAACTTCTCCATGATGGCCTGTTGTTGTGCGGCACTCTGCGCGGCCTGTTGTTCCTGTTGAACCTGTTGATCGGACTTGAGTAACCGGCTGGCATTGGGAATTTCCAGTGCCTTTGCGATCTCAGCCAAGAACGCGCTCTGAACGCAATAAGGTGACTTCTCGGCCAGATTATAGAATGCCATTAGGTTACGTTGTTTGACAACCTTACCTGTTGCGTAGTTAGCCCCAACGAAATCATAGTCGTAGTTGCCTATGAGATTCTCAAGGGGGACTCGGCCATACTTTGGAATGCCCGGAGCCGCGTTCGTGATACTGTATTCTAATGAGTCAGTCCCGAACTGTTGAATCATGCTACCAACCATCTCGCACATGGGTTGAAGGATATCAAGTTCCATATTGCGGATGAACAACTTAAACACATAGCCGCTCTCGTTAATGACTTGAGAGATGCCGCTTGATGTTCGGTTGCCGGTAGGACTTCCGACGCCTTTTGCGTAGAAGTCTGAGATTCCCGATGACATTTCAATCATACCCCGATACAGATCAACGATGCTATATGCTTGTGGGTCTGGGGTAAAGTTCGGGAGGGGGAAAATTGCCTTGGTGGGGTCGCCAACAACGCCAATCTTTCCGCCGGGGGTATTGCCTTGATCCAATTGATCGTGATCAATATCGACTTGAACATCGTAAGCATACCGGCGATTGATGCCGATATTCCAGTTATCAGTAATCATGTTGACGAAAACGTTGACGCCTTCGTTCAGATCGCTGATCTTTTCGATTAGTCCGATTCCGTATACGTCTCCCTTGACCTTGATGTATCCTGTGTGCAAAATAGGTATGCGTTGGTGAGCAAATGGATTAGGACCCGTATAAAGCATACAAGGTGGTCCATTGTATACCCTGCGCTTGTAAGCAGAGTATGAAGCATTGCGATACTGATAGCGCCGATCTTTCCACCCAATCGCATCTGCATCCTCTCCGAACGACATTTGTGTTACTGTTTTCTTCGTGTCATCCCAGACTTCAGCCATTCGTATAATGATTCCATCTCTGTCAAGTTCTTTGTATTGATTAAGTCTAGTCTGGATTTCTTGAATCGCCGCCGGAAAATACAACTTCGGATTGGCCGCGACCTGTCGCTTCATTTCTCCCCAAGAGATTTCGGTAACATGGGCGACAATCTTCTCGTCCGGGTCAATCAATAGGTCATAGATGTCTATCGGAGACAGCTTGGGACAATTTCGCGGAACAATCTTAGTAATACTCTGCATCCCGATTTGAATCGGCTGCCCATCAGGACCGCGCACAGGAATCTGAACTGGTTGACCAGTCGCATCTAAAATAGGTTGCTGCGTGTTCGCATCAATAAAAGGTTGCATTGCATAGACAGGTTCCGGTCCACTGACCGTATCCGTATCCCAATCCCAGTCTATCTTTATCGCGGTGTGCCCGTAGATAAGTTCATCGCGAGTGATGGTTTCAATTTGTTTCATCCAGTGAGCGCGATGTAGGCAGGTAATCATGACCTTCTGCATACTATCGGCACTATCGTCCGTGCCACCCTTGGCTCGAACTTCAATCTGTGGATCAATGCTGAAAAACGCATCATGGACCCGACTGACCATCGTCTCAACTTCAGACGCAGCATAGGGAACGAAAGTATTGCTTCTCGGAGTCAGGTTATCCGGGAACATCTTTCGATCTCGCTGGCCCACATACTGCCTATAGTAATAGCTTCGACGTTGGTCATATGGCCGCCGAAAGTTCCGCATACGCTGAAGCTGATCTATAGTCCACTGTTTCTGGGCATCTAGAGCGACTTGCGCATTCGGATCAACCTGAGCAGCAGGAGCATTGGCTCCCGGTGGCGGTTGCATCCCAGCAGGAATAGATGGATTAGTTGCCATGATAAATTAGAACTTAGAGAGCAATAGAACCGAAACAAAGATACCGTTGGTTGACAGATTGTTGAAGTTACCCAACCAAATCTGGTCATACATATCGCCAGTATCAAAAATCATGCCGTTGTTGAGGGCTATGACGGGTGAGTTGATGGTCGGGGCGATAGCCTTAGTGCCAGTCGAAAGCCCCATGGTAAATGAAACCAAGCCAACGTTTGCGGGCGTTGTGGTATCGATCCCGTTAATCATGAACAAACGATGTTTGCCTATTTGAATTAAGCCCGATCCGGCCGCACCAGCCCCAATCGCGGCTCTTCCGTTCGTCAACCCGACCGTACTTGCGAAATCGGGGGTAAATATTGCCGATATTGTGGCCATTATGTTCTATCCTTAGCGTTGAAGTTGTAGTTAAACACCCGACCATCCTCACGTTCAATTGTGAGTTTAGGATGGGCGTAAAGTTTCGTTCTATCAATCTCGCCGCGCTCTTCCGATTCAATCAGGTGGTGAATGATAGATTCTAACGCATCCATCGTTTCCTGTCGTTTGGACGGCGGTGTATTAACAATCAGCCCGAGGAAGCACACGAACTGACATTGAGGGCAATTAAACTTGGGGGCGCGCTTCGACCCATATGCAAACTTATGTTTGCCACAGACTACCGTTACTTTGTCTTTATCGAGACACTCGGCTAGAACTTGTGCCTTCTCGCTTTCGCTTAACATTTATTCCCCCGGCTACTGTGATAACTATTTTTTGCTGTCATCTGAGTTTATAAAGGGAGGGGGAGCCCCAGCTTCGAGACACTTATCAGGTGTCGAGCGACCAAGAGGGAGGGTTTGGTCTTTTTTAGAGGCTCCCGAATCGAGTCCATGCTCTTTAAGCATCTTGGCATGGAGTTCACGAATTTGTGTTTCGTACTTCAAACTCTGCGGCTGAATGAAGCACAACCGCGCCCTGAAACCCACCAGGAGCGCCATTCCCACCTGGAAATGGGTCACACAGAATAACGCAGTCCAAACTGCCGCCGGCACGAACATCCCAAGAACGATACCGACTTTGAAACCAAACTTGTCGCAAAGCTTTCGTATTAGAGCGTTTGACTCTGCGAACAAACCAAATAACTTCATGCGACGGTATGTATGCACCGCATCAATTGATACGAGTACAAAGAATACCGCCGCTAGAAGGGGAAGCATGGTTCGATTACAGAGCCTTCTGAACTAGCTTCAATTTACGTGCCGCTTTCGCTGCCTCAGTCTCGACGATGTCGATGACCGTCTTAACTTCTTCCTTCGCATCGGCTTCGAGATCGGCCAGTAATCCCTTGACCGTTTCGATAGCTCCAGCATAAGCATTCAGATTCGCAACCAACTTCTCACGTTCGGCTTCCAACGACTTCAACTTAGATTCCAACTTCTCTTTCACTGTAGTTAGGTTAATCATTGTTCCCTCCAAGGATTTTCTTGGAGGCTGATGCGCTCAGCCTGCCTGAAGCGGAAGATACCCTTAGCATCTTCAGTTTTGAGTGCCTATACTGGACTTACAAAGGTCACAGAGCACTCTAGGGTTTCTTTATAGCAAACGCTCAACCACGACATTCAAGGTAATAACGCCAGAAGTTGGATCACCTGTCGTCGCCACTGGGGTAATTGTAATTGCGTTCGCACCCCCGACAGTAACGATGGTAGACGAGGACACGAAGCCGCCGCCCGATGTAAGTGCGCTAAGGGCATTGGTCGAAGTCCGCGCGGTTGAATCAACATCAGTCCATCCAAGAGTCAGACCGATTGCAGAAACCGAGTTACCGGCAAAGGTCGTTGTAACGGCCGATGTAATAGTAACTCGATAGGTTCCCACAGGAAGAGTGGCCGAAGTAACCGGAATCGCCACTGAACCTGAAGTTAGAAACAATCCGAATGCGGGAGCGGTATTATACGAAGCAACAATCGGGGCTATACCGAGTGCGCCCGCTGTTGACACACCACCGATGGCCGCAATTGATCCCGCAAATGACGGATTACCCATAACTGTACCTGTAATCGTAGGGCCGGAAATTTGCGGATTGACAATATATTCACTTCTGAATAGTGACATTTTATTCTCCTTTAGAGGTTTTCAGATTCGCTTAGGACGCGAAGGTGAGAACCGCTCCAAAGGTGAATTGAGCTGACGCTGTGGTCAACGTCGGGAAGTTGAGAGTGAAACCAGCCGCCGTGACTGACGTTGCGTAGAGAGACTTTGCAGCCGCGAGAATTACAGCAGCCGTAGAGTCGCCCGCGCCTTGAGTCAAGAAAACTTGGACAGTGGTCGGAATTCCGCCAACGGTGTAGACACCAGTGGCCGCCGGATTCGATTCTGCAACAGACGAAGCGTTCACAACGGAAATGCTCGAAGCATTGACCGAGGTGACAGTCTGTGCGCCGTTGTTACCGGCGTTCGTGAAACCCGCGAAGGTAACCGAAGCGCCAACCGGGACGCTACCAGCAGGACCCGTGGTGGAATAGACAGCCGTGTTTGCCTGACCGTTAATCGTGGCCGGGGCAGTGACCGACTGGAAATTCAAAACAACCGTCTTTCCGAGCGTCTGAATCCCGTCAATATAGCCGATGGGAGAAGTCGTGCCGGAAGCGGACGTGTCGTTAATGATTGTGCCTATAGCATATAGAGTCTTTGCCTTTGGGCCACTCGTAATATCAGCAATGATCTGACCAGAAGCGGACGGACCCTGACCGATGTACGAGAGATTATGTGAAGCTGTGAGAGCTAGCATTTGTGTGTTTCCTTTTTTATTTTGTGGATTCTAGCTCGCCCTCTTGGGGAAGAGGGTCCGCCAAACTCGGATTACCGATTCGCATTGGATATGAATCGGCGGGCATCGAATACATGATGCCTGTTTCATGATCGTAGTGATCGCAAAGCACCCCGCCGTGCGCGAACACTAAAAAGCCCGCTTCCCTCACCGCATTACAGAAACCCACATCTTCACTCGTAAGCTGCCCCGGTTTCAGAGGATCGGTAGTGGGACTGTCTATGAACTTAAACCACGGCTTAGAAAGCTTCTCAAAGATTTCCATGCGGATAAGCATACAGCCCGCACCCATACTTGTGACTTCAAAAACGTCGCCAGCTTTCCAACGCCAGTACGAACCGAGTCCGGACCCACGAAATACAACAGGTTGAGTGGGATCACTCTTGGTGACATATACTCCACCAACAACTGCAATCTCTTCATAGTTTTCTAGGACATGAACTAAACGTCGTAGGGCATTCGGAGGCGGGATAGTGTCGTCATCCACAAACCAAAGATACTTCGCGCCAACCTTAAGAGCCTCTTCTGCAAGTTTCTCTCTCGCTTCCTCAACGGGCAATCCCTTAACACATAGATATCCAATTGAAAAGTGCGTCGGGGCCGCTTGCATTCCCATCGCCGGAATCATGTATACTGAAATATCGCGGCCGCTTGCTGCTATACCAATCAACACTCCCACTTTGTTCTTAGCTTCTTTTGGAAGCTTGTTCGGAACTACACTCATTATTCCCTCCCAAGAATAATAGGTTTGGTCCAATCTAACGGAACTACGATGCGGCGGGCTTCATCACAGGCTGTGCAGAACTTAACAACCCACACAACCTTATCTGACGCGCACCCTTTCACTTCCGAAATGAACCACCGATGGTTTCCGGTGCATCTACGTCCCGTATCCATGATTTTTTTTGTCGGCAGCTTTGAAAATGGCCTTTGCACTGAAGCTCTTGCCATCAAACGAAACTGCGGCGACCCCTCCGGGTTTAACCAATGCTGCTGTGTGGTCTTGATGAACCACATTACCAAGTTCATGAATAACGCTTGAGTGCGTTGCGACTAAACTTGGATTGTTAGATTTCCATCCTGCGTGTATTGCTTTGAGGATATGCGGTCGAACACGTCCACGAAATTGATTAAGAGACTCGCCTTGAGGAATTTGTTCATTTGGATTATCTTGGTGATAACCCAGAGATGCCTTCATCATGGGATCGTCTTTCGATTCCCCGCTGAGATAACCTACGTCCCAGGCTCGTAAGCCCTCATGCCGGCGAGCTACTGATGTTTTACCCCGAAGAATCGTTTCAGCCGTGTCCGCAGCCCGTTTACGATCAGAACTGAAACTATCACCAAGTTTAATAGAAGAGAAAAAATCGGCAAGTTCTTCCGCATCATGATGGCCCTTAGCGTCTAGAGGCACATCCATTGCGCCCCGAAAACAATTATTTTCGTTTAAAATCGTGCTTCCATGCCTGCAAAAATATGCCACAACCCGTTCTTCTGAATTAGCCATTGAATTTTTCCAATCTTGTCAGGTTCATAGGATTGGACCCATTTTAGGTGGGTTAAAGTCTTGTGCGCCATTTCTCCGATAGCCACATACCAAGTATTACGTTTCCAATAAAGATTACTAACGCTCCGGTTAGAATTATGCCCACCACGTTAAACTCCCGCAATCAATTTGCGTGTCACCAATACGATCCAAGCAAGTGGAGCGAATGCATAGAGCCATGCTCCTGCATCTACAAGCAAATCCCCTATGCTTTGAATCTCCTTGTGCAAGTCAAATATGTCACCCAAGACTTTCAAATGACTACTGGGAGACATAACGCAATGGACGTTATCAAGCATTCCATCTGGATCACTTACATTTGTCTGTTGAAATGGAGTGTATTCCGTATCAAAGATACTAAAGTGCTCTTCTTCCACTCGCGGGTCTAAATCCGCTTTGCGCAACTTGGCGGCAACACGCGCATTCACCAGCACTGGAAACTTATCGTGGTTCGCAATCACACAAATCTGATTGAGACCTGCCCCTACGAATATGACCAATATGGGGATTGCCAGTATCGGCAGATATGTTTTCTTTGCGATGTCCCAGAGTTTCATTTGGCACCAAAGGTGGGCGGCGGTGTGTAGTTCAGCGGGGGCCTCGCTGCATCAATAGGGACAACCGTTGGGGTAACCGTTTGAGTTCCCACGGCCTGAGCCTCTACGGTCTGTACGTGGACCACTTGTTCCTTAACCGTGTTAGATGGTTTAGTTTGCGCCGGTTGAGTTGTGCTGTGAGATGACTTGTCACTTTCAATCACCGCCAGTGCCGTGAGCATATCATTGCGATCCTGTTGCGCCGTAACACCCTCCACCCTACCCCTACCAAAAGCATCGCTCTTGGAGACTTCAAGTAGTTGCGACAGACGACTGTTGACAATCACATGCAGTTCTTTGACTTTGAACAACGCTACGACGGCGACAACCTGCCCCGTCAAGATACCGGCCG